CTAAAGAACTTATGTTAAAAGCACCAGAAGACCTACAGCCAAAAATAGAGGCTTCTTTAAATGCTTGTAAAAATAACGAAGAACTAAACCGTATTGTTAAAAAACTGGAAGGACTAACTAAAAGTGAGTAGCAAAAAAGAAATCACTGTAGAGAAAAAACTAAACTATCTTTTAGAAAGGCACATGAAATCAGAGATAGCTGTATGGTGTAACGTGGAAGACACGCGCACCATAGGCATGTGGGCAGCTAGAAAAAGTGTACCGAAAAAATACCATGAAATTATTAAACGTAAATATGAAGAGGTGGGCTAATGAATCCAATTAAAAAAGCAGGTAAATTTAAAATTGTAAAAGTACAAGACTTTACACTTGGAGAAACTTCAAATAACAATGTTTATGCGAGAGCATATCTTGTAATTGAAGACGGTGGAGAACAATACACAACAGTTTGGACTGGTTTTTTTACTGAGAAGACAAAAGCCAGAACAATAAGTCAAATTAGAAAACTTGGAGCTAAGACTTTTGACTTTGAAGAGTTGTTAAGTGTAAATGCTTCAGATAATTTTGAACCAAAAAACGTAACAGTTACAGTTGAAAGAAGCGAGACAAGCACAGGATTAGAAATATTCACGGCGAAATGGATTAACCATATTTCAGAAAGCAATGGAAAGACAAAAGACGAGCAAAAGAATTTAGCAAAAAAACTAAATCTTTCTGGGCTTCTCATGGCAAGCATGAATAAACATTCTGATGCGCCAAAAGAAAACCCTAAGACCTTAGAAGACATTCCATTCTGATGAATTGGTGCTTATGTGTCCATTGCCCTGAGAAGCAAGGGGGATTAAGTTAAATGGGATTTGAAGATTCCAGCCAATTAATTTAATCAAACTAAAATTATATTTATGTCCGTTTATCGGGCTAAATATTACTTCACTTTAAACAACAAAACAAAACAACATAATGAACATGAATAAAAAAAACACACACCAAATTTATTGTGATGCTTGCAATAGTCCAGAGCCGATGCTTTTACATGATAAAGAAGAAAATACATATTACTATATATGTGTAGATTGTATGACATTTGAAGCAATAACGGAAACAAAACAACACAATGAAGCTTAGAGACTATCAAGAAAAACTAATCCATTTGGTTAGACAAGAATTTGCTAAGGGACACAGAAAAATTATCGCTTGGCTGGCTACGGGCGGCGGTAAATGCTATTGCCCTGATGCCGAAGTTATAATGTTCGATGGATCCATTAAAAAAGTAAAAGACATAATTGTTGGTGATAAACTAATGGGGCCAGATTCAAAACCCAGAACAGTTTTAGCTACAACAAAAGGGTTTGGTCAACTATACAAAGTAAACCCAATAAAGGGTGATAGCCATATTTTTAATGAAGATCATATCTTTACGCTTAGGGCAAGCTTTAACACCAAACATTACAATCAAGGTGAATTATACGACATAAGCCTAAAAGATTATGTTGATTCAACAAAAGACACCAAAAGACAACTTAAGTGGGCTAGGTCAGAAGGGATAAACTTTCCAGAAAAAGAAGTCTTTGATCCTTATCTTGTAGGTGTTTACCTAGGTGACGGCAGCAGGCATTGTCAATCTATCACCAACGGAGATATTGAAGTACAAACATACTTAGAAAAAATATGTAAAAGTGTTTATCAAGATAGAAAATCCTGTAAACAATACAGGTTTAACAAAGAAATAAAAGAAGAATTTAAAAAATGTTTGACCAATGGAATTGAAGAGAAATTTATCCCAGATGAATACAAAATAAATTCAAGAGAAAACAGGCTTAAAATACTTGCTGGACTTATAGACACTGATGGGTACATGCACCACAACCACTGGGAGATAACAACTAAATTCCCCAAGCTACATGATGACATATTATACTTATGTAGATCGCTTGGATTTGCAGCCTATTCAACTATTAAAAAAGTCAAACTAAAAACATGGACAGAAAGTAGAGAATATTTTCGGATTACAATATCAGGTGACTTAACAGAGGTTCCAATAAAAGTTGAAAGAAAAAAGACAAAATCTAGAGAACAAATAAAAAATGTTTTAAACACTGGATTCAAATTAGAAAAAATTGAAAAAGGTGAATACGCTGGATTTGAACTAGACGGAGATGGAAGACACCTAATGAGTGATTTTTCTATTACCCACAATTCAGCTATCACTATCCAGCTAATTAAAAACCTACGCGAGAATAATAAATCTGTTATTTTTGTTGTTCGACGTAGACAGCTAGTTGTCGAAACCGCACGCAAGTTTGAGAAGATGGGCATTAAGTGCGGTATCATCATGGGAAACATGAAGGGCTTCGATGATTCTTTACCCGTTCAAGTTTGCTCGATTGATACAGTTAGACCAACAAAAAATGAAGACGGTGAGCCAGTATTAAAAGACAAACACAAATTCTTGCTTGGTTTTGATTCTATAGTTGTTGATGAATGTTTACACAAAGACACCTACGTTTTAACAGAAAACAAAAGGGCATGGAAAATTGAAAGGTTTGAAAGAGAACTAAAAAAGGACTGGCCCAAAGTATGGACTTACAACGAGAAGAATGGGAAGAAGGAACTAAAAAAAGTAGTTCGTGTTATACCAAGGAATAAAAACAATATATGGATTATATCATGCACTAAGACAAAAATAAAATGCACAGATAACCATAGATTTTTTACCCAAAGAGGTTGGGTTAGAGCCGACAATCTTACTCTAAATGACGGTATTTTTTTTACCAAAAAAAGCTTAAAAGAAAATATATCTTGTGACTTTTCAAGAGTAAAAAACATACAAATAAATAAAGAAATAGAAAAAACTTATGATTTAGAAATTGAAGACAATCACAATTTTTTTGTTAATCACTCTTTGAACAATAATTATTTTTTACTCGCGCACAACTGCCACGACACTACCAGCCCAAGCTATAGAAACCTTTTTTCACTTTTCAAACCAGAGACTATTTTCATTGGTGTAACAGCAACACCTTTTCAGGTGGGTAATAAGGTGCATGACTTCTGGGAAACTTGCGTTAAGTCTATCGAGATAAAAGACTTGATAGACAAGGGCTATTTAGTTAAGCCGAGAATGTTTGTGCCAGTGGAGCAAGATCTTTCTGGAATTAAAACCACGGGCGGGGATTACAACAATAAACAGCTAGGCGAAGAGATGAGCAAGCTTAACATTATTGGAGATGTAATAGACAATTATAAAAAGTATGGAGAAAACAAAGCGGCTATATGCTTTGCAGTAAACAAACAGCACAGCAAAATACTTTGTGAAAAGTTTAACGCTAACGACATACCAGCAATTCACTGCGACGAATCGACAAATCAAAAAGACCGAGACAAAGCAATCAATGATTTAAAATCGGGTAAAATAAAAGTGCTGTGTAATGTAGACATTTATTCCACAGGCTGTGATATACCAGAAGCAGAAATAGGAATACTGGCAAGACCAACACGTTCGGAAACTTTATTTATTCAACAAGCTGGAAGACTTTTAAGACCATATAGAAAATGTGGACGCTGCAAAAAGCAGTATGATAATTCTCCATCTTGTCCAAATTGTGGTTATACAGAACCAGAGTATATAAAAGAATATGCTGTATTGATAGACCACGGAAACAACATACAACAGCATGGTACACCTTTGGATATTAGGGAAGCTGCATTAACCAAAGAAGACCTAGAGAAGAAAAAGAAAAAGAAAAAGCTAGAGGAAAAAGAACCACAGATAAAAGCGGTTAAGTGTAAAGCTTGTTTTTTAATCTATGACCCAAGTTTTGATAAATGTCCTTCATGTGGACACGTCAACGAACAAAAAAAGATAGTGCATAAAAAAGGAGAGCTAGTAGAACTTGGTGACGTAGAGCCAGAGCCGATAGAACTTAAAAGAATGAGAGGCAAGCTTGCTACGCTTCAGAAGAAACAAAGGCTAAATGGATATAAAGAAAACTATCCATACTTTAAAATGTATGAACACTATGGAGACAAGATATATAAATACCCAGAGTTGAAAATACCAACATGGATTAAACGCTATGCAGGCAAGAAGAAACAAGAGCAAGAAGAAGCAGATAGAATTTTAGAAAGGTTAGATGAAAATGTTAGATTTTTTTAAGTTGAATGAGAATGGAAAACCAGAGAAAGTAAAAGTAAATAATTTTTATGATTCAGATGAACTTCTTGAATATAACAACAGAAAAATATGTATTCATGTAAATGATGATTTTTTGATAAGCACCTATTTTATGCCGATGTGTGATGATGGATATTTTTTTGAAACAACTATTTACGCAGAACATATGAAAGCATTTCCACCAGGAGGAAGTGAAATACAATCTAAAACACTAACACAAGCTTTAATAAACCATATGAAGCTAGTCGAAACTTACATGATGAAAAAAAGCAAAAACATAAAAACAGTTTATATAAAGAGTTTTAAAGATGCCCGCTAAAAAAGTAACACAAAAACAAGAAGACAGAGTGATAGCCTACAAGCTTGCGGGCTATACCTACAAACAAATAAACCAAAAAACTAAAATACCAATATCAACTATATGGAGGATTTTAAGAGAGAACAAAGCAATGGACAGAGACAATAAAAAGTTTGACTTGGAAAAGATGCACAATCTTTTAAACGAAGGAAAGTCTATTGCAGAAACAGCTAGGATTTTGAATAAACCATACACAACAATTTATTCTAGGATATATTACAACATAAATTATAAATAAAAATCGGTCATTTTTTTCACAATATTTTTTTCTTACAAATCCATTCCCATTTTTGCTATCATTGCTTTTCAACCAATAACAAAAAGTAAACAGATGGCAAAACCAAAAAGGCGGGACTACTACCGCCAACATCAAAACTTAATCAAACGCTTTAAGCTACTAGCAAGCACTGAGTTACCCGAAGCACGTTTCTTTGATAGACACGTTGGCCAGTTTTTTACAAAGACAGGGCAGCAAGTTAAAATCAATGAAGCGGGTATGTCCGATCTTTACGGAATTATCAAAACCGAAAACGGTTTAATCCATATTGAGATAGAAGCAAAAACTGGGGGCGGTAGACTTTCAGCCGCGCAATTAAAATGGAAACATTTTATTACTGAAATAATGGGCGGTAATTTTTACTTGTTAAGAGATGAAAAAGAAACTATTGATAACATCAAGAACGATTTATACAAATAAAAAACCCACCAAACAAAACAACATAAAGCCGGTGGGTTTTCATATAATAACCTTTAGCATGAAAAGGCTTTCATATGATAACAAAACTTTCTAATAAACTTCAAGACTTTTCTAGTGAATTTAATGAAACAGCACCACCGATAAACTTCGATAAAGAAATCATGCGCTGGGGAAAAAATAATCACCTTTGGGCAATTGCTCACAGATGGGAATTCCGCGGGAATTGGTACGGCGTACTTCATTGCGGAACATGGAAAGACCCAGAAGCTAATCGAGAATTTAAAAGTTGGGACGAGTACGAGCAGACTAGCAAGCATTTTAACATGCGGGCTAAAGAAGAAATGGAACTTCTTAAAGTCAGGCTTGAAACTGAGAAGCAGGAAAAGCACAAAGCATGTGCCGACAAATGGAGGCCCATTTATGAAAACGCAAAGAAGGCGCCAAAGAATCACTGGTATCTTGAAAAGAAAAAAGTCACCGCATACAATTCTAAGCTACATAATTCTACACTGTTAATCCCGTTTTATAATGTAAACGGGTTTACTGGTGTCCAGATGATTTACTTGGACGATAACAACGAAGGACAGAAAAGATTTTCAAAGGGCATACAGCTACGGGGTTCTATTTGTCCTCTTACTCCATTTAGATCAGCCGAGTATTGTTATTTGTCCGAAGGCTTTGCAACAGCCGCTACGATACAAGAAGCTTTCCCAAAAATTCCATCTATTATGGGAATCAATGCAGGAAATTTAACGCAAGCAATCTACACAATCAGAGACATAAACCCAGACATTAAAATAGTAATAGCCGCCGACCGCGACGAATCAGGGACAGGGAAAAAATACGCGGAGATCGCAAAACGCACGTTTAAAAATGTGGCTGTAAAGCTTCCAGAGTTTGAAGAACGAAGGCCAGAATGGTCAGACTTTAATGATCTTGCCCTGGCTGAAAACTTAGGCCAAGTCAGAAAGCAGCTAAAAATATCCAAGGCGCTTTTTATGTCTATAAACGCGCTGGGAGTGAATGGAGGGACATACTATTACACGACAGACGAAAACCCACAGATCATTAGCTTGGACATAGGAAAGCACACAGAAGCCCATTTTTGCAGTTTAATCACTGATAAATTCTGGTGGCAAGCCAACTATGGTTTTGAGGACAAGGACGGAAACGTAAAAGTAAGCTGGCCAGATGTGCGCCTGGATCTTGTGGGAAAATGCCACGAGAAAGGAGTGTTCACGCCGGACAATATTAGAGGGCTTGGGTTATGGTTAGAAGAAAATCAAACGTATGTCATTAACAATGGGAGAGTTGCAATGAACCAGCCCGATGAATCAAAATACTACTACATAAAAAAGCGCGGTTTTAATTTGGTTAAAAATCCAAACATAGAACCAGCATATAATTTTTGTCAAATGCTCGCAGAGATACATTGTAAAAAGCCAATCGGCAATGCTTACTTGATTGCATGGTGGGTTCAATCGCATATCTTTCCAGTTTTACCATGGCGCTTCCATCTTTGGTTAACTGGCTCACGCGGAACGGGAAAATCAACTATACTAAAATATTTCAAACAGTCTTCTCCATTTAGCGAAATGGTGCAAGACACTACAGCCGCGGGACTTAGACAAAAGTTTGGCTCGGACATGAAAGCAATTTTATACGACGAAGCAGAGCCGACCAACAAAAAAGTGCCGAGCGCAATTGATCTCGCGCGGGAATCTTCTTCCAACGACGGAGCGAAAACACTACGCGGAACGGCAGGTGGTAAAGCGATAGAACACAACACACAAATGAATTTTCTTTTTTCCAGTATTCAGACACCCAACATGCAAGCCGCCGACAAGTCGCGTTTCTTAGAAGTAGAACTGGCAAGCATCAAAGGCCAGCCGCTAGAGCGACATAAAGAGATGCAAGACATAGCTAAAGCCGTAGAGTATAAGCCAATGGATTTTTTTTCGTGGGCTGTGAACCATTTGGACTTTGTTGAAAAAGCGAAAGAAGCAGCTATAGACAAGCTCAGAGGCGATAAAATAGACGCCAGGCAAGCTGATACCCTTTCAACAGTTATTGCTTGTATAGCCATATTTGACGCGGAAGAAGGTAAACCAGATGAAGCAGTTGACAAGGTGATGGCTACTTATGATTTTTATAACACGGAGTATGTGGACGAATCAAAAATAGACGATTCAGAGCTGGCGCTAGACGAGCTAATGGACATAATCATAGACATGAAAACGAGCGAGACCGTGGCGAGTGCGGTGTCTGAGTTGAGATCTTTGTACGAAGTTAGTCCCGATGAAGATGAATCTGATACATTTAGAAATTTAACTAAGCCGCTGGCAGCCCATGGCATGCGTTATCTTCACGGAAAAAATGCGCTGTTTATCTATCACAAGAACAGAAACCTGATTAAGAAAATGGATAAATACCCTAACTTTGCTGATGTGATGGCGCGGGATAAAACCATGCGGTTTGAAAAAGGAGCTGTGCAAAGATTATACAACGGGAAAGATGGCGGGAAAACTAACAAACTGCTTAAAGGCTGTATGCTATATTTGTAAGCAGTAAGATTTTTTTGCGGCAGGGCTAATTAGACGGCCCTGCCTTTTTTTTATACTAAAATCTGTGGATAACCTTGTTTGTTACCTTCTGTTACCTTGCTCGTTACCGCTGGTTTAATCCTAAAAAGTTAATCATTATAATGAGTTAAGTGGTCTTGTTACCTTTGTTACCTTTTTACCTCGTTTCCGAGCAAAATATGTGTAAAGGGGTATATATATAAATAACGGCACCTGCCGTTGTATCTTTCTTTCTTTCTTTGTATATATATATATATTTAGGTAACAAGGTAACAAAGTAAGTAAGGTTATTGAAATCATTGGGAAAATCTTGTTACCTCGGCTGTTACCTTGTTACCAAATTGAGTTTAACTATCTGATATTATTTAAAAAAAGACAGGTAACAATCTTTAAACATGCCGAAAACTTCCTCTTATGGCTCGATTCTTCGGCGGGGTAGATAGGGGAGCGGCAGGGCAAAATAAATTATCTTTTTTTGTTGACAAAAATGATAACATATAGCATAACAACAATGTGAGCGGCACTAACACAAAACAGCGGAGTAAATCATGGGCATGGCAAAAGACATTAAGTACGCAAGAGATATCCAATTTAACGTGGAATCTAAGAAAGGTGAGGCTGTTAAAATCTTTGGGGTACGTTATGATAGCTTAATCAATTTAAGCTTTCAGATTGGCGATGAAGCCGTTTATGACGCATACAACTTTTCTTACACTGGCAAAATTGTCTCAATCACTGACAAGACAGTGACAATCAAGGGAAGCCGCACCCGCCGCTTAAAGCTGGAAGACTTCGGGCGCTGGAACTATGACTTCGACGCGGAGAAGATAGCGCGGGAGCGTTACGAGTGGATCCACTACAGCTAATTTTTTTAAATAAACTGTTGACAATAATGTAAACAAGTGAGATAAAGACTCTGCAAGGGGGGCGGCTCCCAAGCAGAAACAAAACAACAACGGAGAAATGAAATGAAAGACTTTATCAAGAGAAGAATAAACGATTTAAACAAAGATACGGAAGAATATATAAAATCTTTACAAGAAAACATGCTTAAAACAATGGAACTTAAAATGGTTACTAATGTTAAAAATGCTTTAAAGCTAGAGCTTTACAATGAGTTATTAAATTCTTCTTTAGAATCAAAAGAGGAAATGATGGAATTTGTGAAAAGTAAAATAATTTCTTTATCTTTAAATAAATCATATTGCAGCAATGAAGGCAGGAACTTTGTAGAAAGTCAAACCCCATCTGCCTACGGCGAAGTTTTATCGGCATTTGTTTTTTAAATAAACTGTTGACAATAATGATAACGCTAGATATATATACACCATAGCCGAACGGCACTAACAAAACAACGAAGGAAAAGACGACATGATTTTAAAGCTAGATGAAATAAAAGAGTTTTATAATATCTTAATCTCTCATGGTTTGGATAAATATGATTCAGAGATAAGTTATCCTGCTTTCATGCGTGTGCAAAGAGACAATATAAATCATCTTCATTATCACTTAAAGGAAATGGTTAGAGTGCATGGGCTTAAATAAAATATTCTTAATTCTTTTAATCGCAGGTTGTAAAGATTACAAATTTGATTACAAGTGTAGTAACGAAATGGCAACAATGAAAACAGGCAAAGACGGGACTATGTATCATTATGACATAGACGGCGAGCCGGTTAAGTGTGGTAAGGATTATTATGAAACTAAACGAAATAGAAACCTATGAAGATGCTCAGGCTGAAATAGAAGCACAGCTTTCCAATTCTGGTATGTACATGCATAACATTTTGGGCATGTTGTTAAGACACGTTGACGAAAACATAGGACGCAAAGAAGCTAATCAGTTGATAGAAGAATACTGTTTAGACAACTATGGACTTAATCAGGAGCATGAGTAATGAGCAATCACGCGCCTAATTCATTCTTTGAACTAATTTCATTTATAGTGATGGCAATATGGCACTATTTAAAAAAGCTATTCAATCGTCTTTTTTGTCGATTGTAGTTTACATTATTATATTTGGTGTCTATCCATTGTTTTTGATTGGGGTGTTTGCTTATGTTTATTTTGAAAGGTATTGGGTTTATGTCTGTCTATTTATTATTACCATTTATCTTCTGGTGGTTTTTGGTTGGGTTTTTAGTTGAGGTTTTTAAATGAACAAAGAACTTTTAACTTTTCAATCAATATTCATGCTAATCATTGGCATATCTGTTATTTATCGAAAAGATAAATTATCTAAAATCCCGCAATGGTCTATTGGGCTTCTCACCTTATTGCTTCTATGTTGGGCTTTTTTTGATATGTCTAAATATGTTTATTCCCTTGTGATACAATAGACCTAATTGCAGGGGGAAATTATGGACGCTTCAGAAGTTGTCAAGATAATAATCGGCGTTTTTGTCGGTATGTTTGTGTATCTCATTAGAGACAAGCTAGGCAAGGTTGAGAAAGTAGAATCAAAAGTTGGATTAAAAATAGATCAGATTTTAGAAAAGATTGTTTCCATCGAAAAAAAGCTGGTTGAAATAAATTCACTTAGAGATACAGTAGTGCGGTTAGAGACTAGGATAGAGTCTATAGATAAAAGAGTTAATAGGATAGAGAAGGATTATACCTAACAATGAGAGACCCATATTACATAGAGATAAAAAACTTTAAATGGTCTATGACCCTAGACGAACTTAAAAATCTTCAGGTTGAAAAAGGTTCGGCAGTCGATAGTGTTGAAGTAAGTATTGATTTTAATTCAGTAGATGAATACGAGCCTAGGCTTAGTGATAATGACGTTCTTGTTCATGTTTCAGGTTTAAATCGACATGGTGAAATGAGAGTAAAAAAAGAGTATGGCATTAAGCTATTGGCAGACCAAATTAAAGAAGAGCCAGATAGAAAAAATGCTTACACTGGCTTTTATCCAAAGGGAGAAATAGTAGACATTGGGATGCCAGTAAGGTGGAATAATGACCCAAAGGGCTTAATTGTTCACTATACTGCTGGATGGTCTAACACAGAGCAAAAGTCTATCAATACTTTACGCGGTGGAAAAAAGAACGGTTATACATATTGGACTATGAGCGAATCGGGTACGGTTTACATGGACACTAAAGCAACGGAGCATGGCTATCATTGCGGCACGTATCATCATAGAGATCATTTGGGAATCGAAATAAACAATGGTGGCAAGCTTGGCTCAGATAAAAAGACTTGGTTTAAATATGCTCCACCACAAAACCGCATAAGATACGCTGATTATCCGAACCAGGAAAAAGGCTTTTATATGACTTACACTAAAGAGCAAGAAGAAAGCTTGGTAGATTTATGTTATTGGCTTAAAGACACTTACCCTTCATTCTCATTCGATAACGTACTTGGACATGATGAAGTAGCCAAAGGGAGAAAGAACGACCCTGGGGGAAGTTTATCTATGTCTATGAAGGACTTTAGGCAGTTTTTGAAAGACAACTACAAATCATGATAAAATGATCTTGCTTAAAAGCGGTAAAGCAACCGGCCTGTATTTGTAATAAACGCGGTTTGCATGGGGGGACGATAATTCCCTCCTTTTTTTTATTTGGCACGTTGACAAAAAAGATAACCAGTATACATTATTTTCAAATAACATGGAGTATTTTATGGACATTCAAAAAAACATGCTGGAGTTGGTTAGTTATATCGAAGGGTTAGATCTTGATGAAAAGGTAGAGGCGATAAACTTTGTACGGTCTGTTATTCATGACATTAGCCCTTTTCGGGACGAGCCGGTTGATTTTGTCAAGTGGGTAAAAAACGACACTGTTGTATCAAACGACTATAATCCAAATAAAGTAGCACCAACAGAGATGAAGCTTCTAGAGTTATCTATCCATAATGATGGATACACTCAGCCGATAGTTTCGTGGAGCAATCCAGAAAAAGATAAAACAGAAGTAATTGACGGTTTTCACAGGCACAGAGTAGGTAAAGAGTCTAAAGCAATACGTGAAAGGGTTAAGGGTTATCTTCCCGTTGTTGACATACGAAAAGAGCAAAGCGGCAAGAAAGACAGAATAGCATCTACGATCAGGCACAACAGGGCTAGGGGAAAACACCAGATTGATGCAATGAGCGAGATTGTCATTGAGCTAAAGAATAGAAATTGGAAAAATTCTAGAATTGCTAGAGAACTCGGCATGGACGAAGAAGAGGTTTTAAGACTTTGCCAGATATCGGGGCTTGAAAATCTTTTTAGCGATAAGGATTTTAGTAGAGCATGGGAAGCTCAAGATTCTTTATCTGATGCTGATTGGCAAGATATAACTGACGATGACGGCGACGACGATGTTAGAATACCGCACATGAACGACGAACAAAGAATATTTCACACCTACCACCATTGGGAATGTCACAAGGCAGGATTCTACGCTTCTAACGTTGAGGGGAAAACAAAAAAACAGTGTGAAGAAGAGTATAAAAACTTTTTATCTGACAAAAGTTTATTTAAAGAAACTTTAGAGAAAGTCATAACAGAATGGAAGTTTTCATGTGAGCATTATCTTACTAATAAAGCTATGAATAGAATTGCTTGGCTTGGGCAAGCTTCGGCGTGTTATGCTCTTGGTTTGCCGTCAAAGTTTTGTGGTGGTTTTAATTTGATGTCTGAAGAAGAGAGACACGAGGCTAACTTGATAGCGTTGGATGCTCTGAATAAATGGCTTACAAATAATGGTATGGATGTGGTAAGTCTTGAGCAAGGTTTAAACGCTACTAAGCAAGTGGAGCTATATTAAGTGTCTAAGAAAGTTTATTTAAAAAAGTCTGTTTTAGCAGCATCGAGAGAAAGAATATCCGAGGCTTTTGATAGCTTTGAAAGGCTTTACATTAGTTTTTCTGGGGGTAAAGATTCTACTGTCATGACTCACTTGGTGATGCGAGAAGCCATTAAAAGAAAGCGAAAGGTTGGGCTTTTAATTATAGATTTAGAGGCACAATATACAGCAACTATATCGCACATAGAGGAGATGGTTGAGAGGTATCGAGATCACATAGACCTTCATTGGTTTTGTGGTGAGTTGTTGTTGAGGAATGCCGTTTCAAACTATGAGCCTAAGTGGGTGTGTTGGGACGAAGACAAAAAGGATATTTGGGTAAGAGAAAAACCAAAGCTTGCTAGTGATCTAAGCCAGTATAGTTTTTATGTTCCCAAGATGGAATTTGAAGAGTTAATGGTTATTTTTGGTAAGTGGTACTCTCAGGGGAAAACATGTGGTGCATTTATCGGGATTAGGTCAGATGAAAGTTTGCATCGGTATAGGGCTATAGTTTCTGAAAAAAATGGTTTGATGATGAACAATAGAAAATGGACGACAAAAGTAGCTAATGGCCTTTATAATATTTATCCGATATATGACTGGAGGACTGAAGACATTTGGTTGTTTCACTCTAAACATAAGGAATATTGTTATAATAAAATATATGATCTTATGACTAGGGCGGGGGTTAAGTTTAGCAATCAAAGGTTGTGTCAGCCTTTTGGTGATGACCAGAAAAAAGGGTTGTGGCTTTATCATATACTTGAGCCGGACACTTGGTATAAGTTAATCAATAGAGTAAGTGGAGTTAATTCAGGTGCTTTATATGCTCAGGAGACTGGTAATATAAACGGAAGCAATAAGATAGAAAAACCGAAAGATCATACTTGGCATAGTTACACTAACTTTCTTTTGAAAACCCTTCCAAAGAAAATGCAAGAAAATTACCGTGAGAGGTTTAGCAAGTTTATAGGTCAGTGGAAAAAGAGAGGTTATGACACTATTCCAGATTATGCTCCACATGATCTGGAGGTAAAGCAGTGGGCGCCATCGTGGAGAAGGATGTGCCGTTGCATTTTGAGGAACGACTACTATTGCAAGGGATTGGGTCAGACTCAGCCTTTTTCAGAAGCTTACGGTAAGTACAAATCTTTGAAAGAAGTTGAAAAGATCAACATGGCCTGATTTTTTTATTTGCGCTTGTTTCATGCTAAAATAAAGTAAAAAACAGGTGTAAAAATGAGAACTCATTTTGTTATCTCTGATACTCAAGTAAAGCCTAGTGTAAGTCAAAATCATATAGACTGGTTAGCTAGAGCTATCTGTCATTATATGCCAAACGAAATTATATGCCTTGGCGATTGGTGGGACATGGAAAGCCTGTCAACGTATGACATGGGAACTATAAACGCTGAAGGCAAAAGATACTATCAAGACATAGAAGCGGGCAATGAAGCTATGAAGCGGCTAATAAACCCGATTAAAAAGCGAATGAAGCTTAAGAAGAAGTGGAAACCTAAATTTACTTTTCTACTGGGCAACCATGAGCAACGTATTATTCGGACGGTAAAAAACTACCCGCATTTAAAAGACAAGCTAAGTTATGATGATTTATATTTGAAAGACTGGAAAGTTTTCGATTTTTTAAAAGTCGCTAAAATCGACGGTGTTTCTTATTCTCATTATTTTGTTAATCCAATGACCGGCAATCCTTACGGCGGAAATATTCAAAACTTGATTGCAAAGCTTGGATATAGTTTTGTGATGGGACATAAGCAAGTTTTAGAGTTTGGGAGAAAAGACTTAACTGACGGCAATGTGGTTATGGGCTTAATTACTGGCAGCTACTATCTACATGACGAAATGTACAAAGGCCCACAGGGTAATTATCATTGGCGCGGGTGTTGTGTGCTTCACAATGTTAGAAGCGGCGTGTTTGATCTTGAGACTTTATCGCTGGATAGAATGAAGCGAGAGTATGGAAAATGAAAAGCTTTAGAGATTATCCAAAATTAGTTGATGTTGAGTCGATGAATTGGGAAGTTAGATTCAAAAGGAAACTTTTTCATGAGGGGAAAGAAGTAGACGGTTTGTGTGACTATGACGAAAAAGTGATTTATATTCGCATAAAGAAAGACCGTTGCGATATGTTTAGGGTATTTGTCCATGAAGTCTTACATGCCATAGAATATGAGAACGATCACGACATACCGCATAAATACATAGAACAAATTGACACCGGCCTAGCTAAGTTTATGAGGAAAAACATTGATAAATTGATAAAGATAATTGTTTAATATAGAATTTATGATCTAACCTTTTTCGCTTGGGAGCCGTCATTTTTTGACGGTTTCCTTTTTTTTATTTTGGTGCAATAATAAACACAATTTTGTAAACATTTTTGTCGAAAGGATTTTGTTATGGCTGAAAAAGGCATAAAAGAAATTAAAGAAGTTTTGGAAGGTGTGTTTGCTCTTTACGATTTTATGAAGAAAGAAGCGGAAGATGGGCTAGACTGGACAGACGCGGGAAGTCTTATTGTTAAGATTGTAGACGATGAAGAGTTTAGAACTAAGCTGGTTGACGCTTTCCAAGGTTATGAAGAACTTGGTGGGGAAATTTCTGACTTGTCTTTTAAAGAAGGTATTGAGTTGGTGGAGCTAGTTCTTGAAAAACTCAAGTAAATCATACTTTAGAAGTAAGACAGTTTTTTTTAACCTAGTCTTAATTGCCGGGGGTATGTTTGCCCCTGGTTTAACTTCAGAAGTTAGGAATATTCTAATTACCAACGGCGTTATTGGGCTTGGCTTAAGGGCTAAGACAGATAAGCCATTGAGGTTTTAAATGCGCTACATGCTTTTAGCTTTAATTATTTTCGGTTGTTCATCTATCGAAAAAGAAGAAAAGAAAAACACTTTACACTTTGATGATTCTAATTATCGGCGAGAGCTAAAGTTTTCTGTAAATGGTCAAGAGATTGACGGCTACGGTACGGCCAAAAAATCCCCGTTTGGCTATACCGTCGAGGCTAAAGTTTCCGACGAAATCTTTCGTGGTTTTGTTCGTTCTTGTAATGGAACCAAAAAGCTTGAAATACAAGAGCAGGGAACTTTTAAAAAGAAAAAATATTTTAAAACTTTCATTCCAGTATTAGGGGAGCCTTTCGACATATCCTGCTTAATAGAAATATTTTTGTTTAGCGGTAACGGTGTCCATCTTTTCGGTGTGTTTGATACTATCGGAGAAGAAAAGCTTCGGTTTCAATCTTCATGCAATTATGACAACGGCCCAAAGGTAGGCTCTGATTTTTGTCATAGCTCTGTTGGTGATTATTATTTTTTAGACTTCAAGGGAAAAAAAGTTAAATTTTTCTTTGATGAAAATTTATGCCCCGAACCAGAAGCTTTAGATGAAAATGGAAAGTATCAAATCAGGATAGTTAAAACACCATGTATATATTTAATTGCTCACAAATTATTCAAACAACGTGCTAGAATTACAATTATGGGATGGAATGATATCTTTTTAAGGGAAATATTTTGATTTATAAATATGTCTTTTACATAAATCTTATTTGTATTCTTGGCTTGATTGTTACAGATAAATGTAATGATGGGCTTTTAAAGGAGATGATTAAAGACTTTTATGTAATAATTTTTACATTGACGAGCGCGGGTGTTTGTATCTTGGAATTTATGATTATTTTTAAGCGAGGTTATTTTTAATGTGGGGAGCAATTGGAACTATAGCCAGCATTTTGATGTGGGTTTTAGACAAAATCGGCGTTTCTAAAGAGCGACAAGATAAAATAAAACGTGAAATAAATATTCAAGTTAGGAAGATAATAAAAGGCCCAAGCAATAGCACAATCATACGAGATCAATACAGGGATTTAAAAGACCAAGTGGACGATTATTTGAGCGATGAGCCAAAAAAAGATGATTTGGCAAAACCCGTGAAAGACCCACGCACCAAGGTTTCTAGGATAATCAAGGTTAAATGCCCTATATGTGAAAGAGTTAGTGAAGTGGTTTCTCTTTACCCAGATGGAGACATGGTGCTAAAGTGTGGTCATATAAAGCCGAAAGACTAATAGGCTTGGTTTATGGCTTTTGGTTCGCCTCTTTGTAGGCGAATTTTTTTTTGTGTGCTAAGATGTTTACAAAAGGAAGTTTTTATGATTGTAGTTTTGAGGCTTAAAACTTACAAAGACTATAAGTATATCAATTTTGCTAACGTGACATACTTTGAGCGGTACACAGAAGACGAAACAAAGAGCATGGTTTATTTTGTAAACCGAGAGCCTCTTTTAGTTCATGTTGACGCTGAGATTATACACGAAGAATTGCAAGAAATCATAGAGGGTATTTTACTTGGCGAAAAAGAGGAACAAAAAGAAGCAGGGGAAAAAGATCGTCATTAGTGAGGAAGAATTTAAAAAAGCTTCTTCTGACTTAATGGAGTTGGTCGCTATTGCTGTTCGTGAAGGATACTCTATTACTGATATAGTTAGACGATTTGAGGTTGATAGAGATAAGGTTCAAATTATACAAGACCAAGAGCTAGAGATTGCAAAGCAAAATGCACTAAGCCAAAGAATACTTTTTAGGCAAGATGTCAGAGACAAAATGAATCACGCAAAGAAATTTATGTCTGATGTTATGAAGGGTGATTATGATTTTGAACCTCACAAAAGAACTTCTCTTAAACTAAGAGCGGCGCAAAGTCTGTTAAGTTTTGGTAAAAGCTTCATTGATGAAGACCCTTTAACGCTTTACGTCGAAGCACCTACGGATAATGTGGAAAAACTTAATAAACCTCATTTTGAGGTTGGCATGGATGAGACCGGAAAGACTACCTTTGATGTGGATTACGTAGAGATTAAACCTGATGAAGATAACTGATGACATGCTACCGGCGCTTTTGAGGAGAAATCTTCCCAAAAGACCCCAAGCGCCAATTCGGTTTTCTTTGCCGGCTGGATATCATGAATGGCAGAAAATGCTCATGACAAGCGATATTAAGCTTATGGTATTCCCTTGCGCTACAAAGGTAGGTAAGACCCTTGGGGGAACAGGAAGGCTAATAGGAAAGAGCCTAGCGGCCCCTGATGGGCTTGATGCGACATTTAGAACCATTGCCCCTACCGTTGCATTAACTAGGCTCACATATCAATACTTAAATAGACTGGTCCCTGAAAACTGGCCACAGCCTAACAATATGTCTTTATCCGATTACCAAGACTTAAACGAAACATGGAGGGCTTTTACACCAGATAGGAGTCAACATAAAGGGACGATGTTTTGGCGGCATAATAGCGCCTTAATCGAGTGTATCCATGGTGATAATCCAGAGGTAACAATTGAGGGTGCTAGGGTAATGGGTAACTGCTTTGACGAAGCTGCAAAGTTAAAGAAGCAGGTTTTTGATTCAGCGGTTTCCACGACTACCCAGACAAACGGCTGGAACTGTCTTTATGGTACTCCACGCGGCAAGAATTTTTATTATGATCTTTTTATGGAATGCCAGATTCACATGCAATGGGCGGCTAAGAACAATAAGCCACTTGAAATGTTTGCAATGCAAGCTAGAACGATTGATAATCCTTTTGTACCAAGGGAAACAATCGCGCGGGCAATGAAATATTTATCAAAGAGAATTTTTAGGCAGTTATTTCTAGCCGAGTTTTTAGATGATGGCTCGGTTTTTGTTGGGCATAGGGACTGCATTAAAGGCCCACTACTGGACTTTCCAGAAGAAAAGAAGGTGCAATCTTGGTTAGCAGAAGGAGCCGATGAAAAGTCTGTTGTGCTTGGCGTAGACTGGGCGAAACGTCAAGATTATTATGTAGCCATTGCGATAGATGTAAAGTCTGATGTGCCTAGAGTGGTTGGCTTCCAACGGGTAACGGGTATTAGCTATAAAAAATGTGTGGGGATGCTTTATAAATTCTCGCAGGAATTTTTAGAAGTGGTGACATGCAGACACGATAGGACGGGTGTGGGCGATGTAATTGATGAGATGTTAGAGCCTTTACCTTTTCCGATTGAGCCTGTAGTATTCTCGAACACAAGCAAGTCTAACATGGTCGAAGCTTATATGGTGGCGCTGGAAGAAAAAGATGTAGAGCTACCGAACTGGCCGGAACTTCTTAAAGAACATGATAATTTTGATGTAACCACAACAAGTTTAGGGCTTCCAAAGTACGAAGCTAGCGGCGGTGGGCATGACGATATTATCATGGCTTTAATACTTGCATATTTTGCAGTTTCCGAGATGAAAGATTCAGATTTTAGTGTTAGGATACTAGAAGACCTTTCAAGGGAAAAAGATTTAGAAAAAGAAGAGGTTGATTATTTGAATGATTTAATCAATCAATTTGAAGATGAAGAAGACTATTTTTAATTATGGCTTATGTGACTTATCTAAAACGCGGCGAAGCATTAAAGATCGGGGATAGTGTTATGATTCTCGAATCTGCTAGAGGTGCAAAGATAGTTTTAGAAGTTGACGATGATACCGTCATACATAAGCTTTCTTCAGAGGAATTAAAAAATGCCAGATACCGCAAAGCGCCGACATTATCCCAGCCAAAAGAAAAAGATAAAAAAACCTGAAGACATTGGAGAGACTAAGTACATAGACATATACGGAAGACTAGGCGAGCCTACGGGTGGCTTTTGGTCGAGTGAAAACCGTGCTTATATGGATATACTTACCATTAAGACCCTTTTCCAATCTGAAGATTGGGTGTTTCTAGCGGTTGACGCGATTGCAGACCCTATTAGTACACTTCCCCTTAAAGTTTACAAGGTAAGCTACAACGACGAAGGAGAGAGGGTTTTAGACGCTGACATGAGCCATAAGGTAAATGTTAGACTGAGAAAACCAAATAAGTTTTCTACCCAAAAAGATTTACTTTATGGATTAGCCGCTGACTATGTACTAGCTGGCAATTCATTCGCATGGCTTGGAGATGCTGGAAACCTTTACCATGTACCGGCTGAGAAGGTTTTATATAGATGGGGTACTGATAATATTCCAAATGGTTATTATATCGTATCGGATTTTGACGATGCAATGCCGGTTCCACAGTTTGAAACAGACTTAGACGAGATGGGACATACAAAAAGACCTAACCCAAGCAGCACAATCTACGGGCTTTCACCTTTTGCACCGGCTAAAAGATCGGTTCTTTTTAACAGGTATTCACAAGAATATTTGAACAACTTCTATCTTAAAGGTGCTACTCCACAAATGGTGCTAGAGCTACAGAAGGAAGCACAGGAAAAGAGTTTGAACAGACTTCAGACAACTTTCGAGCAAAGCTTTGTCGGACGTAGAAACCAACGTAGAACAATGATTTTGCCAAAAGGTGTTCAATCTAAAGTTATTGAGAATAAAATAGCAGATCAAAACTTGATTGAGCTAATCGAGATGAATGCAGACAGAATTTTGTCAGTGTTGAAGGTTCCTAAACATGTAGTCGGAAGACAGGAAAGCGGTTCACTTGGTAGCCAAGAAATGAAAATGGCTATAAAATATTTCTGGCAAACTACAATCACAGATACGGCTAACGCTTTAAGTCAGACATTATCGAGATTGTTTTATAAACAACTTGGCCCAGAGTACACAATAGAATTTGATTTTGACAATGTGCCAGAGCTACAGGAAGACGTTTACCAAAAAGCAGAAATGTCTAACAAGATGTTGGGCTTTATGACTGTGAACGAAGTCAGGAAAATGTACTGGGGTTTAGACCCCGTGGCGGGTGGAGATGTTTTAGCATCGGCGCAGCAAACGCAACCGTTTTTTATGCCGCAAACTTTGTCAATTCCACAGAGTAACGGCGAAAAAAAAAACGAAAATAAGTTAGACCCTGAAAAAATTAAGCAAGCTATTAAGCAAGTTGACGAAGAGATGCGCGGCATTGAGAAAGATAAGTTTGATTCAAGAAACGAAGCGGCATTGGGTGTTTTAATCGAGCAGAATTTAGAAGCGGTTGACCTTCTAAGAAAGATGGGAAAGAAAACTCTTAAGGCAAGAATAAAAGAATTTTCTATCAACAAAGAAGAATTTGAAAAAAGGCTTTTTGATTCTTATGAAGCCATGAAAGATGAATATTTGGCTGGGCATGCTGGAGACTTGCAAGAAGTTACTGACCTTGGTTTTGACCAGCAGTTGGTTTTATATACAGATAGATCTAATGCCGAAGCCGTTGCTGCTTTGAGAGAAAGAACCAAAGATGGAAGGTATGCTCTTTTGGCTAATAGGGGTATTTTTAGTTTTAACAGCATAAGAAGCACTACGCTAAATAATGTGATGAAAGAAATAGCTAAAGGCACAGAAGAAGGGCTTTCCATTGACGAAGTAGAACAGAACATTAAAAAATATTTTGAGGTTAATTCTGTCAATAGGGCAAATACTGTAGCTAGAACAGAAACGCTTCAAGCTTTGACTGTTGGACAAAACTCGGTTTTTGACGAAGCCAAGAAAGCTGGTATAGAATTTAAAAAGGTTTGGATTACAGCACAGGACGAAAGAGTTAGAGCCGATCATGTGGGCGCAAATGGTCAAGAGGCTAGCGACGATGGATTTTTTAATGTTGGTGGTGAGATGTTGAAATATCCTCGTGACCCTTCTGGAAGTGCTTCAAATACAATCAATTGCAGGTGTACGGTTTTGATGTTGCCAAAAGATGAAGATTTTGACTTAGGAGAAATTGCATAATGAAGAAAACTTTAGAAAGCTTTTTGCATATCAAAAGTGCAAAGCAAGACGAAAAAAGCGGTGTTGTGATTGAAGGCTATGCTAATTACAACGAGATGGATCGAGTTAAAGAAAGAATGGATCCCAAGACGGTTAAGCTAGAAAACTTTCTAAAAAACCCGATTCTTCTCTTTAATCATGACATGGATTACCCAGTGGGAAAGGTGATTGATGTAGAGCCAAGGGAAGAAGGGCTTTATGTCAAGGCCCGCGTATCAGGTGCCAAGAGTTCTAAAATCGAATATATTAGAGAGCTAGTGCTAGAAGGTGTTTTAAAAGCTTTCTCAATTAGGTATGATGTTGAAGACGTTTCCAAAAGCTTTCATGATGACCCAGACAACAAGGACGGCACCCTAATTACCGATTGGGAATTACAGGAGCTATCCATTGTTACAATCCCATGTCAACAAGATAGCTTGTTTAATTTGGCTCAAGTAAAATCATTAGGAGAGGCTAGAGACATGGCACTAAATTTAAAAGGCGCGAGCGCCGCGGCGATGATTAACAAGGCTATTGAGGCAGCGGTAAAAGGTGGAGCCGAAAAAGGTGACATTATTGAAAAGCTTTCCAAGGTATCAGGCTTAGAGTTGGGCGAAATTAGCCAAGCATTAGCTGGAGACATGACCCCGCTACCAGATCAATTTAAAGAGGCTTGCAAAGATATTCTCGAAATCGAGTCAAATGATCTTGATAACGCTGATGCTCAAGACGTTGAGAACCAAAAGTCTAAAGAGGGCGACGAAGAAAAAGAAAAAGGTTCGGATGAAGACAAGGGTGAAGACAAGAAAGAAGAGGAAGCAGACGAAGACAAAATGCCTATGGATAAAGAAAAAGCCGTAGAGCCTGGGCATGAAAACCCGATGCTAGACAAGCTTGATTCTCTTATATCCATCATGGGAGCCGTTGTTAATAAGTTGGATCTTATGGCACAAATGATGGAAGGCATGGGCAAGACCGAAAAGCTTGAGTATGAAGACGCAGAAGGCGGCGAAGAAAAAATGACCGAAGAAGAAAAAGAAGCCGAAATGGACGTTGAAGACGACGATAAAGGCGGCGATTACAAAGAAGAAGACGATAAGGGCGATTATAAAGAAGACGAAGAAGACGAAGAAGAACAAATGAAAAAGGGCATTAACGAGCTACGCGAAAAATATGCTGACCAGTGTAAAAAAGCGGGAATTGATCTTGATGAGTTTTTGAAAGACTTAGAAGAAGAATAATTTAGTTCTATGGTGTTGCTGTTAACAGAAAACTATAATATGCTAGAGGTATCCAATGTCAAAGAAAGTTAAATCAAAATTAAACGCGATAGAATCTAAAATCAAAGAAGGGCTTGAAAAGTCTGAAAATGAAAAGGCTTCTGTCATTCATGGTGGTAACAAGATCACCAAGGAGAACAAAACTATGACTACGAGTTCAGAAAAAAGATTGCTTCAAAGCTTTGGCGTAAAAGACGTTAAGGGACTTTTGGAAGTGAACATTGGAGCGCCTAAGTATGCTCACCTTGATGCAGGGATGAAGCAAGCTGCAATTCAATTAAAGCAAGATATTGACTGTGCAAGATTTACCGCACAAATTTTTGACGGTGCGCCTTTGGACACTGACAAAAGAGATGCGAAAGTTAAGTTTTTAGATTCAAGCTATGCTAAAAATGTTGACCTTAAAGGTAGACTAAAAGCATTTGGTTCTGAAGTAGTTGGTGAAGGTGACGAGTGGGTTCCTACTCTTATCTCTCAAAACTACATTGAGGAATTTCACCTAGAGCAAAAGCTTGCTAAATACTTCAAGCAGGTTCCTATGGCTTCTTCTCCTTTTGAACTTCCCGTACAAACTGATTCAAAGAAAGCTAAACTAGTTGGCGAAGGTGCTACTAACACTTCAAGAACTTTCGGAACTGAAAAACTAAGCTTCTCAGCTAAGAAAGCTTCTGAGTTTTATGAGTTGCCAGAAGAACTTAACGAAGATTCAGCACCAGCTATTCTACAACTTGCAAGACAAGAAGTAGTAGACGCAGTTACTCGCGCAATTGAATCAGCTATTATCAACGGTGACACTGCTGGAACTCACCAAGATTCTGACATTGTTGGAGATGACTTTGACAAGGCTTGGGACGGACTTAGAAAAGTTGCACTAGCCGCTTCTTCCACCACTGATTTTGGTGGCGCTGCAATTGACAAAACAAACTTAAATGCTATGCGTAGAAGCATGGGCAAGTACGGTGTAAACCCCGCTAGACTTGCTTGGGTATTTGGCCCTAGTGCTTATTCACAAGCGCAAAACCTTGAGATTGTTGAGTCGCTAGAGAAGTACGGCCCTAATGCAACGGTTCTTTCTGGTGCGCTTGGTGTTTACAACGGTATCGCCGTATGTGTTTCTGAGTGGGTTCGTGAAGACCTTAACGCTACTGGCGTTTATGACGGTGTTACTACCGACAGAACAGCTATCCATCTTGTTAACATTGACCGATTCATGATGGGAATGAGAAGACCTATTAGAATCCGAGTTGCACAAGACCCAAGAGCTGAGTTTGACAGATGGCAGCTAGTTTCCTACACAAGACAAGCCTTCACTGGCCACAAGCAAGCTGGAACTGCTTACGCAAGCGGTACGGTTTCTTCAGAGCGTTCAAGTGTTCTTGGAATCAACATACTAGCCTAATAAGCTTTAAAAGTTTACAATCAAAGGGGCAAATGCCCCTTTTTTTAGATGTTGCTGCAAACATAACACTTCACCAATTAACGCCGGTATGATTATGTATAAGCTTTTTTTAAACATAGTGGAAAGCATTAGCCGAAACGTTGGCTATATTTATGTGCCTTTTAATAATCGAAAGATAAAGGCTAGGCACTATAGATACATGGAAAAGAGACTAATGGTCGGTGATATAATACTATGTAAAAGCAATGGTTATTTGTCTAATTTGTTTATTGGCAAATATACTCATGTGGGAATATATGCGGCCCATGATACGGTGGTGGAAGCTACTCCAAAAGGTGGTGTTTTAAAGACTGACTTGATAGACTTTAGTTTAAAAAGAGATAAAGTTTTAATTTTAAGACCTAACTTCTTAACAGAGCCAGTTGAAAGAATTGAGATACAAGACAGGCTATATGAGCAGGTTGGCAAAGATTATGATTTTAGTTTTCAAGCGGATATTAAGGATTTTTATTGCTCTGAGTTGGCTTTATACGCTTATAAGAATCCGAAGCTAAAATTCAAAGATAGGTATGGAAGTTTGACTTTTATTCCTGATGATTTTATTGATTACATAGGAACAGAATTTAGGGTGATTTATGATTCTCAAAAACAAAAGTAAAATGCACATTATTGTACACAATGGAAAAACATTTGAAAAGATTGAGGCAGGTGGCGTTTCTAGTGACATGCCTGAAAAAGTTGCACAAGAGCAATTGCAAAAGTTTAAAGGATTAGGTGAAGCTTTAGAGGTTTATGTTGAGAAAGAAAAACCTCTGAACAAGAAAGCGCCGAAAAAAGGCAAAGATAAAAAAATGGAAAAACTAGAGGACTAATATGCCTTTAAACGAAAATGCTTTGGTTGATTTAGACACGATGAAAAATTGGTTAGGTATTGACCTTCTCAATACTGACTTTGATTTTAAAATAGAATTGTTTATAAATTCAGCAAGCAAAAAAATAGAGACTTACTTAAACCGCAAGCTATCGAAGCGCCAATACACAGTCAGAAAAGACGGCGTAAGATCGGCTAAGATTGTGCTTAGGCATTATCCAGTGGGTGCGGTTACAAGCTTGTCTCTAAGCAACGATTGGGACTTTTCGGAAACCGTGGATACTGCAAATTATATCTTTTCAGAAGACGGCGTTATAACGCTTAGAGAGGTAGTCGCAGGACGCGGTAATGCCAACATACAGGTGGTTTACGAAGCGGGGTATGTAACCCCTCTTAGTCCTATTCAAACGGGAGAGGCTTTACCTAGTGATATCGAGATGGCTTGTATTACTTTTGTTAAATGGCTTTGGAATTTAGACCATGATGAGAGAATGGGCATACAGAGCCGCGACAAGCAAAACCAGAATACAACTTACATTAACGGTATACCGGCCGAAGTATGTCAGATGATCGAAGACCATAGACGGGTTGAGGTTACTTCTGAAAATGCTGTTATTGAGATGTTTTAATGGATGTTGAAAAGCTTATAGCCAAATTAAAAAGATACGATAAAAAAATTGCGTCGAATCAAATCCTTCACCGTATTGGGTTAAGGCTGACTAACAGGCTAAAAGTTGAAGTCACTAGGCTAAAAATAATTGATTCTGGCAGGCTTAGAAACTCTATTGGGTATGATGTTAAAGGCGACGAGTTATCAGTCGGTGTGTTCGGCGTGAGGTACGCTAAATTTCATGAATTTGGGACAAAGCCAAGCGCAAGGATGGCTAGGTTTATTCTTTGGAAAGCTAGACAGAGCAACGTAAAGAAGCCGAGCAAAGGTGTGATTGAGTGGAGCGGGAGAGGTAGAGATTTAAAAGCTAGGATTAGACCTAGACCGTTTTTCTACAATACTATAGAATCTGAAAAAGATTATATTTATGACATGATAAAAGCTTGGTACTCGATAAATGCCGACACCTAATATTGACAGAGCAATCTTAGACGCAATGCAGACTACACTAGAGGCAATCCCTTGGGTTTCTAAGGTGGAGACTGAAGACATAGTTGTAGCTTTTGATTCTGATGAATACCAAATCCCTATGATTCAGGTTTTTGGAAATGGACAAAAGTTTACACACGAAAGAAATGGGCGGGTAAAAGTTGAATGGTCTGTTATTGTAGAGCTAATTTTAAAAGAAGATCGAAACGGATCATATAATCAAAGAGACTTGCTAGACAAAAGGCAAGATATAGAACAAGCTATTGGTGGTAACGTAAGGTTAGGTATCCCAGAAGTATTAAATGTGTTATATTTAAACAATCTTGACGACATTGGATTAGTTCGACCGTTTTATGTAACACAGTTAGAATTTAGTGTGGAATACCATAAGACCTATGCGGGTTTTTGCTAAGGACTAGCGCAAATTATTTTTTCAAAAGAGGTAAAAAATGGCAAAAAATTATGCAAGTTTGTATAGTTCAGCGTTAGATTCTTCGGCGCTTAATCAAACACTATACGTTAAACAAGAAACTGTTAATGGTACGATGATCGCACCAACAGACTCAGACTTCACTTTCATTCTTGAGGGTGGCTCCATGAACTTTAGTCAACCACTAGAAAGCTCTTTGCATCGAAGTGGAAGACATAATAACAACACAATTCTTAAAAAGAAGACGCTAGAGTGGTCATATCCTACCTATATCAACATAGATACAGGCGTTGCGGCTGGTGCTTCAGAAATTGAGGACGGTATTAAGACTCTTTGGAGATCTGCTTTAGGTAGAGAAACAATTGACGTCACTGGTTGCGCTTATGATTCAGCGAATGACCCTAGCACTACATTTACAATTTTTGAAGTGGGTGATATGTGGTGCAAGCAGGGTTATGGATGTTTTGTTGATAGCGCCGAAATTCAGTTTGTTGGTGATGGTGAATCCCAAATTAACTGGAGCGGAATGGGTGTTGAGTCTTACCTAGTTGGCATGTCTCAATCTATTATAGATAACAACGGTGGAAACACTGTAACAGTGGCAGCGGGAGAAGGTAAACGCTTTCCGGTTGGATCAATGGTCATGCTTGTTGAGTCAGACGGTGTAACACGTTCGGCTGATACTCCAAACGGTTCACCGAGAATTGTAACAGATGTTACCGGCGATGTTGTAACGCTTGATGGAGCCGTATTAGCTGACGCTGATGGATCTGTCACACCTGTTTATTTGGTTTACTATGAGCCAGAAGCACCAGTTGGAATAGACAATCCTCAAGTCGGCTTAGTAGGTGACTTTATATCTGCCTCTATGGGTGGTCAGTGTGTTCGTAATGCGACAATATCCATTGCTAACAACCATGAGCCTGTAAACTACTGCTTTGGTACTGATGCCCTTGACGGATCTATATTTGTACCAGCATCGCGCCTAGAGGTTACTGCTAGTGTTGAAATCAACATGAGTAAAGCAAATGTTGGGATATACAACGACATTCAAAACCAAATTGCACAAGATTTACAGTTTATTTTGGGTGATTCAACTACTAGACACTTACAAGTAACACTTCCAAGGGTTGAGTTTACAACACCTTCGATTGATGTTCCTTCTAGTGGTTCTATTCCTGTTACCTTTGAAGGCGTAGCTTATCAGACTTCACTAGACGCGGCGGATGAGATTGAGGTAAAATATCTCTAAGCTTTTATTCATTGCTCCATTTACTCTATGTAAAGAGAAGTCTTTTCAAGGCTTCTCTTTTTTTGTATACTGCAAGCAATTATCTTAAACATTTTTTTAAGGATTAAAAAAAATGGCACTATTCTTTTCTGCAATTAAATCAAAAGAAATTAAAGTTATCTCACAAAAAGACGAAGCATTAGACAATGTATCGGTTGAAGATTATCAGGAATATTTGAAAGATTTAGACGAATCAAAATTAACTTTTAAAGAAGGCGAAACACCGACATATTTTGTTTTAAAAACAGCCGGAACTCAGAAAGAAATCTTAAGTCAAAAAGATGGAATGGCCAGCCTTGCTATGAAATCAAAAGATACTGGTGAAATGCCTATTTATTCTCTTATGCTTGCTACGGTTAGAACGGCTTTAAAGGATATGATTACAGACGGTGAAAGCCAAATGGTTAAAGATAAGTCAGGCTTGGCTTCTGAGGAGTTTATGACTTGGCTTGTATCCAATGATATTGTGGGCGATTTATATACAGCACTAGAAAGCCAACGTGGTGCAACAGATCAAGAAATACTTAAAAAAAAATCAGCGCAATCATCGACCTCAACTTTGCAGATCATGGAGAGCTAAAAAAGCAGGGTAGAAACTTTGATTGCTCAACATGTAGGGTTTCACACCTTAGAAGATGCAAAGAAGACAAGTGGGATTTTAACGAAATGGATTCAAACGTCTTTCCAATGTATGTTCATAAGGGTGGAACTCTTTATGGTTTTTGCCCTGCAAAAGCAACTTGGGATAATGAAGCTACTGAGTTGTATAAGACCTTAATCGTATCGCGTGAGTGTGGTATAATGCTATCAAAAGGCGGTGTTTTAGATCAACCAGCATGGTTTATAGATTTACTCTCATGGTTCACAACTAGATACGACCATGAGAAATTTGTTTCACGCGCTAGAATGGTTTTAGGTGATGGCAAACCCAGTAAGGGAAACTTAAAAAATGGCAATCAACACGGACGAACTAAAAATAAAAGTAGTAATAGATAATGAAAAAGCTTCTAAGGCTATAAAAGAAACAAATAAAAACATAAAAGATTTATCTACTGTTGTTAACATAAATGAGGAATCTTTTAAAAATCTCTCAATTCAAATTGGTCAAATTCAAAATGTTACAAAGCAAGGCACTATTTTAAATGATGCTTTAGCTGGTTCTTATGACGAAGTAGCTAAATCAGCAATAAACTCTGCTGATGAAATGAGAAACCAAATTGATATTATGAGGGATTTAAAAGACATACTGGCAAGCACAGCTAGTTTTGTCACTACTGTAGTTAAAGCGTCTTTTTTAGGTGCTGCTGCTGGTTTTGTTTCTTATAAGACTGGATTTTCTGACATGATTAAGGAGACAAAAGCTTTTAAGGTTGTGTCTCATGATGTTAAGCAACTTCTTGGTGTGGGCAATATATTTGAACAATCCTTTAAAGATATTAAAAACGGTGAATACAGAAAATCATTAGCTTCTTTTACTAACCAGATGAAAAACACTTCAAAAGCACTAAGTATTTTTTCGATCGGTTCTATTCTAGCTGCTGAAAGACTTTCTTTTTTAGCAAAAGGATTAGTTGGTTTTGGCTTTGCTCTTTCATCTTCTGAAAATGCTTTGGTTTCTCTTATTGGTAAAATAACTATATTTATAGGCATACTTACTGGTGGTTTTTCGGTAGCTCTTTTTTATGTCATTTCTATAGTGGGTGAATTAGCTATTTCACTTGGAGATAGTTTATCAAAAGGAATGAATAAGGCAGTAGAGGCTTTTCAAAAAGGCTATGATTCAATCAGGAAATTTGGATTGATCACTCAAAATGTTTTAAATGAGCAACTAGAATCAGGACTAATTTCAAATGTTACAGAAGAACTAGGCAGATACACTGATGCAATTGAAAAAGCTGCAAGAGCCACTATTTTTAGCGGTGATGCAATAAGGGATTCATTGAAGCTTATTATTGCAGAAAGTAGAATGTTTGGTTTTACTTCTGAAGAAAACATAAAAATATTTAATAGAGCCACAGAAATTGCTTCTGCTACTGGCAAAGAGCTGCAAGACGTTACCCTTAGAATAATTCAAGGGCTTGCCGGTTCTTCTCAAGGGCTTCTAGCTTTGGGTATTAACCTTAAAGATACTCATGTAGAACTTAAAAACTTTCAAGAGATGCAAGGGCAATCACTTCAAAGCTTTTCAGAGCAAGAAAAAGCTATGTTTAGGCTAAATGACCTTATGGGACAATCTAAAATTTTCCTAGGTGCAAACGCTATAGCAATGGATAGCTTTACGGGTGCAAACATTAGAGCAGAAAAAGCGATATCGGATGTTATTGCCAAACTTGGACAACAAGGTGAAATAATCCTATTCCTAAAAGGTTTGTATGCTGGCTTCTTAGAAATGATAGCAGAATTGCCAGACTTTTTCTTTGAGGTTTCTGGTGCTGTTGCTGATGTTGGTGCTGTTTTATTAAAAGTTGTTGGTGTATTTTTAAAATATGCCGCGGTTATTTTGTTGTTGAAGGCATCATATAGTGGGCTTTCTTTTGCTGTATCATCTTTAATTGTTGTCCAAACGGTATTAAACAAAGTTTTTGCTTTTACAGCAGCAAAAGCAGGTGTTGCGGTGTTGCCTGTAACGAGTCTAAAAATTGCATTTATAAACCTTGGAAGAATATTAAAAGCGGTAGTAATTAAAGATTTAGCTCTTTTAAATGCTTGGCTTATAGCCACAACTAAAAGCGCCTTGGCTCTTTTCGCAGCTCTTTTAAAAAATCCTTTTACTTGGTTAGCTATTTATGTAGTTATGCTTACCAAGGCTATGATTGACTTAAATAGAGAAACAAAAATATTAGATGAATTTTTTAATATTTTTTCTGGTTCAACAGAGGAAGTTAACAATCAACTTGAGAAACAAGCCGAAGAAGTTGGATTTTTAACAAAATCTTGGACGTTTTTAAAAGACGTATTTAAAAGCGTTGTTGTTGTCATACTTAATGCTATTTCTGTGATAATTGGACTTTTTGCCGAAATACTTAAATCTATACCGTTTCTAGGTGATTCTATAGTTAAATACTTAGATTCAGTATCCACAAAAGCAGCCGCTTTCTCTAAAAAAATGGAAGATCTAAGAGCCGAGATAAACGAAAACCTTGGAAGCGGCGTTGCTACCGCAGCGGAAAGAGGCTCGGAAGCAGTTGATAAGCTTGACAAGAAATTTAAAAAGCTTGGGCTTACCAGTGAAGAACTTACTAAAAAAATAAAAGAATGGGCTGACCTATCCAAAGACATTGCCAAGCAATCATTTGAACTTGGTTTAACTTCTTCTTTTGATGATTCTGAACTCGGAAGGCTTAAAGCAATGATTAAGCTTAAAGAAGAAGAGTTAAAAATTGAAGAAGAAAAAATTAAATATTCTGGCATACCGATGGCCAATGTTACTCTTAAACCTGATGAAGTCAACAAAGGCATAGAGGAACTAAGAAAGCTTAGAGAAGAATACGAGAAATTGTTTAAGCTTCAAAGAGTCAGAATAATTAAAACAAACATTAAAACAGATTTTACACAATCTAAAATGCTTCTTGATGCTCAGAAAGATGTTGAAGACACTTTAAAAAATAATCTTCAAATCCAAAATCAAATCACCAAAAGCAGGCTTGGAACTTTTGATGTTGTTAGGATGGAATTTAAAGAAAAAAGAAATATTGTCGATGAGCAAATCAATCAGTTAAAACTTGAAAACGATATTATAAAAGCCAACAGAGATAGACTAATTGCTTTAGGTGCAAGCAAAAAAGAAATCCAAGAAGTAAACGACCTTTTGGAAAAAAGAAAAGATTTAATATCAGCTAAAGAATCACAAAAAGATATTTTAAGCTCACAACAGCAAACAGAAATAGAAAACATTGGTATTTCCATTGGAACTAACCTTGTAAATGCTGCGAAGTCAGGTGCAGATGCTTTAGTTGGTACGGCAATTTCAGAAATAGGAAAAGCCATTGGCCCTATAGGTACACTTGTTGCGGAGTCTATTAACCTTCTCAGACAAGGCTATGAAGCTATGTTTGAACTAGGAAGGGATTTTTTCAAGATATTAGCAAATTTACCTAAAATGATCACAGAAGGAATACAAGGCTTAATAGAAGGCTTAATACAAGGGGTTTTAGATCTTTTGACAGACCCAGAATTGCTATCTAGTATTTATTCTTCGATAGTAACACTTTTCCCTAAGCTCCTTACGGCAGCATTTAAAGCATTGCCGAAGTTGATTAAGTCACTACTCAATCTAAACTTTTGGATGGAAGTTTTAGAGTCTTTTGTTGATGCTATCATTCAATCTTTTGTGGAGGCATGGCATACGTTTTTAGATATGCTCACTGGTGATTTGCCAGATGCCATAGGAAAAGCCTTTAGTGATGGCATAAAAGCAGTTCCTGATACTCTTATGGGGTTTGCACAAGATATGTTTTCAGTAGTTGAAGATTCAGCTATTGGAATGATGGGTGGTGGTAAAGATTCTAGCCTTGTCGAACAAGCGGCCGAAGCTGGTAAAACCATATGGGAAAGGTTCATAGAATTTCTTGTCAAAGGATGGCATTTCTTCCTAGATGCTGGTGAAGCTATTTGGTTAGCTTTCCGAGATGGGCTTGTAGGGCTTGGAGACTTTTTAGTTGAAGCTGGCAAAGAATTTTTTGATTTTATTATGACTATCCCAAAAGCCTTATGGGACAGTATTGTTTATTTTATAGAAAAATTCCCTGGACAATTGTTTGAAGGTCTGATGGACTTCGGTGAAAAAATGTGGATTCTATTTAGGGATGCATTTTCTAGCCTTGGTGGTTTCTTCCTAGATGCGTTTAAAGGAATTGCAGGTGGTTTGTGGCAGGCTTTCAAAGATGCATTTTCTGGTATTGGTAATTTCTTTTCAAATATTTTTGGTGACCTTTGGGACGGTTTTAAAGACGGTATATCAAACTTATTCAGTTTCCCAGAGAGCAAAGGGACTGTAGAAGGTTGGATGGGTGTTGACTTACCAGTTTTGAAATTTGCTGAAGGTGGTGTTGTACCGGGCATAGCACCAGTGAGAGGAGATTCACCAAAGAACGACAATCAACTATCAATGCTTTCACCGGGTGAGTGGGTGATACCAAGAAGTATTACACAAGACAAAGAAAAGGCAACACAGCTACAGCAAGTTATTTCTGGAGATGTCCCACAGTTTTTCATGGGAGCCATTAGAAAGGCTGGAGAAGTAACGGGTGTTTCAAAAGCCATTAGTGATGTTGGCGAAGCAACGGGTGTAAATAGTATTTTAGAAGAAGCTGAAAATGCTTTCAAGGGTTTAAGCACTACCTTAAAAGCTGTTTATAATTGGGTTTCTGATAATATTGGTGCAGTAGACATAGTTAAATTTGTAGAAAATCCAGTTAAAGCAGTTATGAAAATGATTGAAAACGGAATGGCAGGATTTGTTGAGCCTAGAGCAAGCGGAATTATAAAATCATTAGCGCAAAAATCCTTCCACAGCGGCGGCTTTGTCGGTAACAACGGAATGGCTAACCTACAGGGTGGTGAGTTTGTTATGAGAAAATCAGCCGTTAATAACATTGGACTTCAAAACCTAATGGGAATGAATGCAGGTAGCTCAATGGCTGGTAGTAACCAAGAATTTAATATTGATATAACACTTAACACGACCGAAAAAGTTGACGAATCATTTTTGACTAATAGACTTATGCCAGAATTTAAACAGCAACTAAAAGACGCTTCTTTAAGGGGTGATTTTGTTATCTCTCAAAAAGGAATTAGATAGATGACTACGTTAGGATATTTAGAAACAGACTATGCCACAATTCAATATGGTGGCGGTATCGCAACAAAGGTACTGCCTAGCCAGTTTGAAGCGGTTTCTAGTGTAGATGAAAGGCTTCTGGCTGAGTTTGAGGGTGTCAACACAGTCACCAATTTTTTAAATGCACAGTTTGAAGCAGTTGTAAATAATGACAAGGTTTTGAATACGCAACTTGAGGCACTACGTTTAGACTTTGACGATGGACTATCCACCGAGTTTACGGGAGCAAACCCTGATAACGAAAAATCTTTCGGTATCCAATTTTATAAAACGCCAATTAAAGCGGTTTCTATTGGTCAGTATTTGAGCCAAGACGATTACGCAACTTATTCTTATGCTTCCCCTGTTTTTGCAAAGTGCATGAATACGCAATTTTTTGCAGTTAATACCCAGGCTAAAAAATTAGGTGTTCAGTTTGAAGGAAAAATTACGACCGACGACATAACCGGCGTACAGTTTGAAGGAAAGATTACTTCGACTAAAACAGTTGGTTCGCAGTTTGAATCATTTATTATTAAAAACCTTAATGTGCAATTTAGAGCCGTTATTTATAACACTACGCAACTTAGGTTTCTTTATGAATTCCCTAGCCGAGGTTTAGACGGTCAAAGCTGGACGGCTTCGAGTACGGCAACAAGTAGCTCGGATGCATTTGACGTAAACAACTTAAACAATGACATTGTGGAAAAAGCTTGGAGATCAGCGTTAGGTGGCGCTCAAACACTTACTTGTGACACTCAAGACACTGGTGGAGTTTTCCTAGATACCCTTGCCATACTTGAGCATAACATCACAAGGGGTGGAAATGTTCAACTTCAAGGTTCAAATGATAACTTTATCACTACTCCATTTGTCACTCAGTTAACGGTTGAAGACAAAAACATGTACTATATTTCTGAAGACCTACCGCTTCAGTCTTATAGATATTGGAGAATAGAAATCAATGATGTTGCTAACCCAGATGGATATATTCAAATTGGTTCTATCGTGTTTGGTTCTTCTATTGTATTTTCTTCTGAAGAAAACATAACTGAAGATGTAGACTTTGGGATAACCCAATATGCGGATAACATTTTCACAGAAGGTTTCACGAATGTTTCTAATGACCGTGGCCAGAAGAAACAGCTAGGGCTTCAGTTTAAAAACCTTGAAGCACAAAATAGAAACTTTATAGAACTTAGAAGAATGTTTGAAGCAGTTGGAAACATCCAAAAAGTTCTATTTATACCTACGCCGCAAGACGCGAGCGAATTTGCAGTATTTGCCAAGATGAAACAAATTCCAAAAGAACGACATAAGCAAATGGGTAAGCACTATGTTTCACTAAATATCGACGCTGACGAGAGTTTATAAGATGCCAAGTAGAGACAGAACACCATACGAATCGGCAACGGTACTAGACCAAGACCTTCTTGACGAGATGCAAGACAATCTAAGAAACGGCCTTCGGTCGATCATAGAAGTAACGGCGCCGGATGATAGCATCATTAGGGTTTCAGATCGAAACACCTATGTTGGTGAACACTTCTATGAAGCTAGGACAAACTTTCCAGCAATCACAAGAAACGTAGGAGACTGGCTGGGTGGTTCACTGGTTTTTTCTGAAATTGAATTTGTCATTTCTAACGCCGATGGATTTTATAACAATCTTTTACCCGCTGGAGATGACTTTTCAGACTGGAAGGGAAGACCCGTAGAGCTAAAAATTGGGCTTGGTGAAATAGAATCTACATATATTTCAGTATTCAAAGGCACGATAAGCAATGAGGGCGGTTTTAGTAGAGATGTGACTAGCTTTAAAATACGGGCTAGAAATGATCTTGAAAAAGTGAATGTAAGTTTTCCAAACACTGTATTTACAAACCTGAGTCATCCAAAAGGAAACGATGAGCTATGGGGTTCTACGGTTCCCCTTGTCTATGGAGATTGGACGGTTGAAGTTACTGGTGGTGGTGCTAGCTTACCTGCATTAGTTACCAATGGAGCTGATATTTACGTTAATGGTGAATCTATACCCGTAGAAATTTCTGTTGGTTCACCGGCTATTTTTACAAGCGCAAGACATAGGCTAGATGTTAACAACAAGATAGAGCTAGAAACAGACGGGACTTTGCCCACAGGGCTTTCCCCTGGTGAATACTTTGTGAAGCAAGTTGTTTCTGTTGACACTTTTACAGTATCAGCAACAGCCGGTGGCGCTGCAATCAATACAACAGGAGCGGGTAGCGGTAGTCATACAGTCAGAAAACCAGACGCCGAAAGCTTTGGAAACGTACAGTTAACTATATCCGAAAATGACCTAGAAAGTTTTACCACTTCAGAGGTTTATCTTATTCGGTCGGACCTTTTCTTTAAAATACCGGCTTCACTTGTCACAAGTGTTGGCGCTGGAAACAAGACTTTTGAGATTATTCAAAATAGTGCGTCTTTTCAGATTGACGGTCAAAACTGGACTTACACAAATTCTGATGAATTTTATGTAAAAGCTAAAGGCAAAGAGATTGACGGCAGTTATAATAATAACCCAGTATGGATAGCTAGGGATATTTTAAAAACTTACGGCGGTTTAATTGACAGTGATTTTAATTCCAGTTGGGCTACTTTTAGGGATAAGCCTAGTGTATCTAGCACGAAGGCTAGAGCATATATTAGAGAGCCACAAAACACCATGGAATACACTGTCTCTCTTATGGAGCAAGTCGCGCTAGAGCCGTTTGTAAACCGTGATTTAAAGTTTTCTATCAATTCACTTCAGTTTGATGATTGGGACGCTAGCGCCGATTTTAGAGTCAAGAATTGGGATGTAGAAAGAAACACCTTTAAACCAACAATTGACCAAAGAAATAATTTTAATCGGGCTAGGGGTATTTACAATTTTTTGCCAAATCTTGGAGAAAACGCTTGGTCAACAAATTATTACAGAAATCAGGCGGCAATTGACCAGCAAGGGATTAGCGAGACAAAAGCACTAATATATCCTAATTTGTACCAAGAAGACCGCGTGGAATACTTCTTAACCGAAACCCTAAAACTAACAAGCGCCTTTAGAGAAGTTGGGAATTTTACCGCAACCCCAAGAGCGTTCTTGCTAGATATTGGGGAATTTATTAAGATAGATGTACAAATCGGTTCATCTATTTTTGACGATGTACCGTTCATGATTAGAAATATTAGCTATGACCCAGCTACACTGAAAATAAGCATGAGCGGTTGGATTATGTCAATGGTTCCTTTCCCTGGTTACGAGCCTAACTATGCTGGAACTGTTGGTGGCTACAACGCAACGATTACAGAAGAATAAAGGATTTAAAAATGGCTGTTAATTTATTTGTGTGTCCAACACTTGTTGCTTCAGACACTAGCGCACCTTCTGAATTTTCTGATTCATTAGCCGGTGGTGGCTCAGGGCTTAACCTTGGCCAAGTTGCAAATGGGCTTTATGCGCCGATTGTAGACCAAGGGCTAAACCAAGGAGCGCAATTAGTTTATCTTTCTCACGATGCTACAATCGACCCGATTACAGATGTAAAGATTTACATTGGGCAATACTCAGGAACTTACGGTGGTGCGGTTTCAGCGGCTTCAGATTTTTCTAGTATCGTAGCAGAAGGCCAAAATTCAAGCGCAACTACCGGCGACAAAAACAATTCCAATGGAACGGCTTCTGGTGTTTGGATAGACTTTCAGTGGGACGTATCCGAGACAAATCAATTTGACATTGCTACCAGAGCAACGGACGTTAAAATATTTGGAGACAACGGAACAGACGGTATTGACGCGGTAAGTGCTTTCGATCTTCCTGCTAGTTCTATGCTTTACGCTGCAAACTCGGCGAGTGAAGCGGCACCGAACACCCCTGAAGCTGGAAAGATCGGTATTTCTACAGGTGGCGGCTTTGGTGGAGACTTCACACTAGGAAACAGAGCCAAGGTTAGAAACAGAATCTATCTACGTTCAACATTCCCAGACGGTGGGATTTTTCAATACGATACACTTTTCAGGTATTCATTTACTGCTTAAAAGGATTTTAAAACTATGGCGCAAGTATTGCCCAAAGGTAAGTATGAAGCATGTTGGTTTATCGACTATTCAAACGATAGGCCAACAAAAAAAGGAATCTATAATTTTGCAAGCAATCGACCAGAAGAGATGGCATACTCTCAGCCTAAAGATCATATAGCTAAAGCTGGTATTTTAGCTCGGTGCGGTAACAGGGTTGAAAGAGTTGTTTTAAATTGTGAAGGTTATGATTTTTGCAATTTTGAATGGGTTGCTGGTAAATCTGCTTTGACTGGAAAATCAGGGCTAAACGGTTTAACATTAGTAACAAGAAACGAAAGAGCTACTTTTTTCTTTGACGGTTCGGTGGACATTAAGAAAAGAGATAATTCAGAAGATAAACTTTTTCATTACGGTAGAGGCTAAATCATGGCAGAAACTACAACGGACTACGGACGGCAAAACCTACCTTGGCCAGATTTGGGCTTTGATGCTGGTGTGAATCTTCACGCTGCAATCGTGGGAAGTGTTGCGGTTTTATCCGATCAAATAAGCGCGAAATGGTCAGGCTCGCAAGCAATACCAGCGGGCAACACAATCCAACTTGCCCATAACTTCGGGCTAAGTTTAGGTGAACTTAGAATTAGAATTGTTGAGTCAGGCGCAGAATTGACCCAAGGTAATGATACTGATTTTGGTATCAGTGAAGTTGATGTTAACACCATTAACATTCAAAACAATGATGCGGTTGCAAGAACTATTGAAATCTATGTTTACCCACGCGCAAAAATGCGAGGAGAAGACCTAGACCCTGCTATAGTGATTAACACCACAGGAAACGCTACTGTTGGCAATATGACCGTAACAGGTGACTTAGAGGTTCAGGGTACTACCACGACACTAAACACCGAAACGCTGGACGTTGAAGACGCGAATATTACCATTAACAAAGGTGGTACAGATGCAAGTGCTGAAGGTGCTGGGCTTACCATTAAAGGGACTGGAGGTAGTGACCTTGGTGGTGTTGAATACGATTCATCTTTAAATTCTAAGTTTAAAGTTGGTGACGCGACCAAGAGAGAAATTTTAACAGCCGATGGCCAGCAAAGTGTTACCAACAAAGATATAGACGGTGGGACGGCAAGCAATACAAGTAGAATAGCGGTTCCCCGTGGTGCTGATTTGGCTACGCTTCAAGCTTTAACCAGAAAGCAAGGCGCGATTGTTTACAATCAAGATAAAGATGAATTTCTTGGAGACACAGGCACAGAGTTAAAAACCATTGGCGGTGGCGGTGGTCTTGTCCCATTGGCCATAGATCATACCTTTGCAGGGACGATTGAAAGAGATACAGAATACATGGTGGATCTTTCAGCCGGTTCACTTGCTGTAAATCTA